AGGAGAAATACAATGACTGATTTATATGCTGATCTTACTGTGGAACAACTGAAAGAAACAGTTGACAATCTACAGGCTGAATTATCAGCAGCACGAAAGGAGTACAATGAAAGGCGAACTACAATGCTACGCAGTTTGATGGAAACTAAACGAGAAACAGATGCAGCCATCCAACAAGAAATGATGAAGTTAGGATACAATTCATTTCGGCCAGCGCATAAGTTTGCTTCGAGTTTCTGGTCTTACTGATGAATAGAAAGCAGTTTCGTGCTGCGCGTAAGAAGGGGTATAGGTCTGGCTTAGAGGTAAAGGTTGCCGAAAGTCTTGACATTATCGGACAGAAATACCGATATGAAAAAGTTAAGATCGAATGGGAAGACTTATCTTACAGAACCTATACCCCCGATTTCGTACTTGATAACAATATTATAATTGAGACTAAAGGGTTGTTCACATCCCCAGACAGACGTAAGCATGTACAGATTAAGAAGCAGCATCCTGAATTGGATATTCGTTTTGTTTTTACTAACAGTAAAGCTAAACTTTACAAAGGTGCAAAAAATACCTACGGTCAGTGGTGTACCAAAAAAGGTTTTAAGTACTATGACCGCATCATACCAGAAGACTGGTTGACAGAAGAACCAAACGACGCTATACCATCCTTCATCGACTTCAAAGGGACTAAACGAAAATGACTACCTTCAAAGACTCCTTCACGGAAAATAGCTTCTACCTAAAGTTCACACCTCTTATCGAGGATAACGGCAGATGGGCCGGTGACATTGACGTAGAAGCAATTATCCACGATGACAATGGTCTTTCACCGGAAGACGAACAGAAGATGGAGAATGTTCTTCATATGGTATCTGCCAGCATTCATCTCTACGAACAGAATGAAGAGGTGTATAATATGGCACGAGAGTTAGTCATTAATGGACTAAGTAAAGACGACAATGAATACCTCTTGAATCAGCAGCCGGAAGAAGGAACAAAAACAAAACCAGCCTTCACTACGAATGGCAACGTAATCTCTGTGGGGTTTGGTAAGTGAGTAAAGACGACATCAATAATCCAGACCACTATAATATGAATGGTATGGAGACAATAGACCTACTACAAGAGTCTATGGGCATGACTGAATTTGAAGGATACCTAAAAGGCAACATACTAAAATATGTTAGCCGATACAGATTCAAACATGCAGAAGACCCTGTGAAAGACTTACTGAAGGCACAGTGGTATCTGAATAAATTAATTGGGACACTACAAAAACAATGAAAGTTCGTATGATGATTACTGTGGAGGTTGACACTGAAGAATATCCTATGCCATCTGATGAGAACGTCGGCATAGAGCTTGAGCGTACCTTCACAGAAATCATCTACGACATTAACGGCCTATCAATTGTAGGCTTCAAAACAACACAGACGGGGAATTAATATGGGAAATATGCTACCTACAGATTATCAAAACTTTATTGCACTCAGCCGTTATGCACGGTGGAAACAAGAAGAAGGACGCCGTGAAGATTGGCAAGAGACAGTCAGCCGATACTTTGATTACGTAGGTAGTTATATCTATGATACATTTGGCTACCTGAAGGCTAAAAAGATTCTGTCTGAGGTAGAGGACTCCGTTCTAAACTTAGGCGTCATGCCTTCTATGCGAGCTATGATGACTGCTGGTCCAGCTTTGGATCGTTGTCACGTAGGTAGCTACAATTGTAGTTACATTCCAGTAGATAGCCCCCGCTCATTTGATGAGGCTATGTACATCCTGATGTGCGGTACAGGTGTAGGCTTCAGCGTTGAGCGTGAGAGCGTTGATAAGCTACCTGTAGTCAATGAAGACTTTCATAGCAGCAATACAGTCATTGTCGTTGACGACAGTAAGGCTGGCTGGTGTAAGGCACTACGTGAACTCATTGCATGTCTGTATGCCGGACAGGTTCCTAAGTGGGATGTAAGCAGAGTAAGGCCAGCAGGTGCCAGACTTATGACGTTTGGTGGTAGGGCATCTGGTCCTGAACCTCTCGAAGACCTATTCAACTTCTGCATTGAGAAGTTCAAAGGTGCAGCAGGACGCAGACTATTCTCCGTTGAGGCACATGACATCATGTGTAAGATTGGTGAGATTGTAGTTGTAGGTGGTGTACGTAGAAGCGCACTGATCTCTCTGTCTAATCTTGGTGACGCATCTATGCGTAAGGCTAAGTCAGGTGAGTGGTGGAACAATGAAGCACAACGTGCATTAGCTAACAACTCTGTGTCATACAAGACAAAGCCTACGATGGAGGTATTCTTTTCTGAGTGGCACTCACTGTATGAGAGTAAGTCAGGCGAGCGGGGCATCTTCAACAGACAGGCAGCACACAAACAGGCTGCTAAGAATGGTCGCAGAAAGCTAGAGACTAAAAACAATAAGCCTATTGAGTGGGGTACTAACCCCTGTTCAGAGATTATTCTACGGCCATATCAATTCTGTAATTTATCTGAGGTAGTTGTTCGTTCTACAGACACACTAGAGACACTCAAAGAAAAAGTGAGACATGCCACAATCTTAGGTACGTTTCAGTCTTGTATGACGGACTTTAAGTATCTACGTTCTATCTGGAAAACTAACACACAAGAAGAGCGTTTGTTGGGTGTAAGTCTAACAGGTATTATGGACCACAACATTCTTAATGGATCAGAGGGTCTAGCAAAAACAAATAGATGGCTGATAGAACTAAAACAAGTAGCCATTGACACTAACACAGAGATTGCATTTGATATGGGCATTCAACAGTCTGCCGCAATCACGTGTGTCAAGCCTTCTGGTACTGTGTCTCAGCTTGTAGATAGTGCGTCTGGTATTCATGCCCGACACAACCCCCACTATGTACGTACAGTACGAGCAGACAACAAAGACCCTATGACACAGTTTATGATTGACTCTGGCATTCCTGCTGAACCAGACTTTATGAAACCAGAAAGCACAACGGTGTTTTCATTTCCTATGAAGTCACCATCAAGTGCTGTGTGTAGAGATGACATGTCAGCCATCGAACAACTAGAATTGTGGAAGGTATATCAAAATGCGTGGTGTGAACACAAGCCGTCTATCACTGTCAGTGTACGTGAAGAAGAATGGCTGAAGGTAGGAGATTGGGTCTATGAAAACTTTGACAGCATTTCGGGCGTTAGTTTCCTCCCTCACGTTGAACATTCTTATAAGCAAGCTCCGTATCAGGATTGCACTGAGTCTGAGTATACTACGCTTAAAGAAGCGATGCCGAAAAACATTGACTGGTCTAAGCTCAAAGATTATGAGATGGAAGACAACACTTCGGGGTCACAAGAACTCGCCTGCACGGCAGGGGTCTGCGAAGTTGTGGACATCACCAGCCGTTAAGGCTAAAGGTAGTACAAAGGAAATAAAATGAAAAGCGTAGAGATAACCATTGAAATGATTGACAAGGCTAGGACCAAAGCTAAAGAACTTGGTACTCTACGTAATTCAATATCAAAAGGAAGGGGGAATTTAATTGGGTTTATCGGTGAGGAAGTAGCACAAACATGCTTGGGTGGAACTGTAGCTAATACATATGACTACGATATTATATTAAGTGACGGTTCAACTGTAGATGTTAAAACAAAAAGCACAAGTGTTAAACCTCTACCACACTATGATTGTAGTGTTTCTGCTTACAATACTAAACAAAAGTGTGACGCATACGCTTTTGTACGAGTTAAACATGACTTGAGTATTGGTTGGTATTTAGGTATAATAGAAAAAGAAACTTACATGGATACAGCAGAGATGATGCGTAAGGGAGAGATTGATCCCAGTAATGGCTTTAAAATAAAAGCCGATTGTTACAATGTTAAAATATCACAATTACAGGATAAACTATGCACAGACAAAAAAGACCACCAAAGTTAAAGAATGATCCGCCTCTACCCTTACAATATAATAAAGGGTACGAAGCCTTTACTAGTGTTAAACAGTGGACACGAAAGGTTGATGATGCAACCATTATTGTGACGGCCTGCCCGTTTAAGGAACACACGATGCAGGCTCGCGAGTGGCAAAGAGGTTATAACAAAGCCTACTTTGATAATTTGGAGAAACTGCATGAAGCTAATGGAAGAAATTAAGGAATTTATGAATGTGAAAGGCGCAGCTATGACGCTAGAAGACTATCAAGAATTTTGTAAGACTACAGCTATCTATCCTGCAAATACAAAGCTGATGTATCCAGCACTCGGACTTGCCGGTGAGGCTGGTGAGGTAGCCAACAAAGTAAAGAAACTTATACGTGATGGTACAAGCAATCGCCCAGATGATTGGAAGGAACAGATTGCGGCAGAGTTAGGAGACGTACTGTGGTACTGCTCCGCACTCGCCACTGATCTGGATATTTCTTTAGGCAGAGTAGCCAAAGATAATATGAACAAGCTTTCGTCACGTAAAGATCGTGGCACTATTGGAGGGTCAGGAGATAAGCGTTAGGGTT